TCCTGGTAATCATGATTTGTATTACAAAGATAAACGGGACATACACTCTGTGGAATTTGGAAAATACATTCCTGGCATTACTGTCGTACACGAGCCTACTACTATTGGAGATGTCACAATGTGTCCCTGGCTTGTCGGTGAAGAGTGGAAAACAATAAGCAAAAAGGGTGGCAAATATTGCTTTGGGCATTTTGAATTGCCTAAATTCTTTATGAACGCTATGGTGCAAATGCCAGATCATGGTGAATTGCAAGTAGATGCATTTAAAGGATTTGAAATGGGGTTCAGTGGGCACTTCCATAAGCGCCAGATGAACGAAAATATGTGTTACATTGGTAATGCATTTCCGCACAACTATTCAGATGCTTGGGATGATGACAGAGGAATGATGATATTAGAATGGGGAGGACAACCTGAATTTCACAGTTGGCCTGCTCAACCTACATTCCGTACAGTTAAACTAAGCCAACTTATCGATGAAGCTGATACAATTATTAAACCTAAACAACATTTACGTGTTAGTTTAGACATTGATATCAGTTTTGAAGAAGCTAGTTTTATTAAAGAAAAGTTTATTGCTGATTATGATATCCGTGAGCTCACTTTAATTGCAGAAAAGAAAGAGATTGAGATTAATACCAACATTGATATACAAGCATTTGAAAGTATTGATCAAATTGTAAGCAATCAAATTGTAAGTATTGATTCAGATACCTACGACAAAAATACACTATTGGCGATTTATAGTAGCCTATGATTAATATTAAGGAATTAACCGTTAGAAATTTTATGAGCGTGGGTAATCAAACCCAGGCTGTAAACTTTGCACAACAAAACCTAACACTTGTACTAGGTGAAAACTTAGATCAAGGCGGAGATGACAGCGGTTCACGCAATGGTACAGGTAAAACTACTATTGTAAACGCATTAACCTTTGCTTTGTACGGACAAGCATTAACCAATATTAAAAAAGATAACCTTGTTAATAAGATTAACAACAAAGGTATGCTAGTTACACTAGCATTTGAAAAAGATGGTATTGATTATCGTATAGAACGTGGACGTAAACCTAATGTTCTTCAGTTTTATGTTAATGATGTAGAACAAAGTACAGAAGAAACTGATGACGCACAGGGCGATATGCGTGAAACACAAAAGGATTTAGATGACTTGTTAGGTATGAGTCATGATATGTTTAAACATATTGTGGCACTTAATACCTATACAGAGCCTTTCCTTAGTATGCGGGCTAACGATCAACGTGCTATTATTGAACAATTACTTGGTATTACTGTATTAAGTGAAAAAGCAGAAGCACTTAAAGAGTTAATTAAGTCCACTAAAGATGAAATTACACAAGAAAGTGCCGCTATTGAAGCTACTAAACGTAGCAACGAAGGTATACAAAAGAGTATTGATAGTTTAACAACTAAACAAAGTGCATGGAATACTCAGCAACAAGCAGAGATTGAAAAGATAGCTCGTGCTATTGTAGAGTTAGAAAGCGTGGACATAGATGCTGAGATTGCGAAGCACGGCGAGCTAAAAGCCTATGAAGAGAAGGCAGCGAAGCTGAAAAGCCTGAATAAGGAGCGGGCTACGTTAGATAGCGCGATAGCGCAAGCGGAGCGAAGCGTCACGAAGTATGATCGCGAGCTTGGCCTTCTGGCTAATAAGACCTGTCACGCCTGTGAACAAGAGCTACATGATCACAAACATGAAGAAATGACTGCTACCGCACAAGCCCACCTTGACGAGGCCCGGAAATATCACGATAAGGTCACACAAGATTTAGCTAAAATCACTGGTGAGATTGCGCAGTTAGGTGAGCTTACACAACGTCCCAACACTTATTATGACACTATCGAGCAGGCTCTCAAGCATCAAAACAACTTAAAAAGTCTGGAAACACAGCTAACAGTTAAAGCAGGAGAGTCAGATCCTTATCAAGAACAAATAGATGAGCTAAAACATACGGCTATGGTAGAAGTTTCTTGGGATCATGTCAACGCACTCAGCAGTTTAAAGGATCATCAGGAGTTCTTACTCAAGCTATTGACGTCAAAAGATTCATTTATTCGCAAGAAGATCATAGATCAGAACCTAGCTTACTTGAATAATAGGCTTACCTATTACCTTGATAAGATGGGTTTACCACATACTGTGCTGTTTCAGAACGATTTATCCGTGCTGATCACACAGTTAGGGCAAGACTTAGACTTTGATAATCTAAGTCGAGGCGAACGTAATCGACTAATCCTGGGCTTGTCGTGGGCATTCCGTGATGTTTGGGAGTCACTGTATCAGCAGATTAACTTGTTGTTTGTTGACGAGTTGATCGATAACGGCTTAGATGCGAGTGGTGTAGAAGGCGCACTGGCTGTACTTAAGAAGATGGCACGTGAACGCAAGAAGAATATATTCTTGATTTCGCACAAAGATGAACTAATTGGCCGTGTTAACAACGTATTAAAGGTTGTTAAAGAAAACGGATTCACTAGTTATGCTAACGATTTAGAAATAACCGAATGAGAGACAAGGACGAAGAGCTACATCAGCAGTTGATGGATGTGTTTCGTAAGTATTTTGCAGAGAATCAGCAGTGGTTCAATGACGATACTTACGCTAGCACCATACGACTTCGTCATTTATTATCAGATATTAGGCACATTTGCTCGGCAAGACGCAAAGAAATTAGGCTTTGGCAAATAGAAAAGCGAGCGCAGTTAGATGAACGCAAGGTTCGTCGCGCTCAAAAGAAGGCAAAGGGAGGCGGGGAAGTCGATAACTAGTTGATGTCATGGTATTATCAAGATCAATTAGTTTCAGAACTTCCTGAAGACTGTGTAGGATTCGTATATATAATCACGAATATTACATCAGGACGCATGTACATAGGCAAAAAACTAGCAAAATTCTCAAAAACTACTACTAGAACAGTAAAATTAAAGAACGGCACTAAGAAAAAAAAGAAAATCCGTAGCAAAATTGACAGCGATTGGCCCGAATATTATGGTTCAAGCCCTGAATTAACCAAGGATGTTACGCAGTTAGGTAGAGAAAACTTTAAGAGAGAGATACTTTTTTACTGTATCAGCAAGGCAGAAATGTCGTACGTAGAGGCTAGGGAACAGTTTTCACGCAAAGTTTTAGAGTCAAACGACTACTATAACGGCCATATTCAGGTGCGTGTACACGGTTCACACATTCGTAAACTCCAAGAAAACAAGGAAAAATAACGCCAAATAAGCCCGCACCGGCGCAGTTAAGGTGCCCTAAATCCGTTCTGATGTGCGACGGTAAGGAATCTCTGCTTGGCGCAGAGTAACAAGTCACTATCCTTTACCGGACGATGATCAGATATGCCTATAACTGGTTTGACTTGCAGAAAACAAATTTAAAAGGCTAAAAGAAGGGAGAAAAACCCTATGTTAATATATGTGGTAGCGAATGTATATTAACAGCCGTCATATAAAGACTGCGCTCGAGGTACCGGATGACCGCCTCTGTAATGCGTTATTGCTACTGTGATCATGTTCAACTCAGATAATGTCCACGTTTTGCCCGGCTAGGGCAAAGTGTGACTGAACAATCTAGATAATATCTTAAGTGCTTCGCACTATAAATTGTTAAAAGAAATAAGAAAAGTTTGAGCGAAAGCGAAAAACAGAAGAACGCAAGTTCTTCTTTATATTAAAGGCATACGTGTTTCTTTAGTAACTTCAAGATTCTCTTTGATAACTGCATATATCATATCACGATCTTGAAAACTATAGAGATTAAGCAGTTCTGAAACTGTGACTGCGCCTCTCATATACCAAGATATTCTAAATATTTCTTGTTTAAAAGTTTTAATGTCTTCGTCTAGCCTAATTAGCCGTTGTTCTATATCTTGATTGCTGAGACCAATTAGGCTTGAACGAAAAAATTTGATTCGTCCAGTTCTACTGCAACTTTATCTTCTTTTCCACAATGCTCACATACAACGGGCATAGGAGGAACAGCCCAAGTAGCATTGTTCTTTTGATTTTGCTGTTTGATAGCATCAAACACACTCTTGTCGCTGTTTACTAGCCATTCATTGATCCATGTCTTTTCTGACACAATTTGATCGCCAATGTCAATACTTTCAACAATGCTCTTAATGATGTCTGTTTGCAAGTCAGCCAGCTGTTCAAATATTGATTTAAGCAGAGCTTTACGTTCGTCATTGTCCGGCATTGCGTCTACTTGCACCAGCTTTTGTTGCAGTTGGAAGTTGCGTAGATTAAACGCTGTGCTGTCTTTGTAGGTTAAGGGATGTAGTTTGATCACTAGATCCTTGAGCACTACAGAGTTTTCATACTGACAAGCCATATAGTGTTCAACAATTCTGTTTAGGTCAACTTCGTACTCTGAACTGTTTTCACATCCTGTGCATTTTACTGTTAGGGTTATGGTATTGCCAAATGTAGCAATACGAATTGCCGCTAGTATGATAGTGATATCAATAGTGGGCAAGTCCCAAGGATTAGTTATTGATGGGCAACAGCTGGCAATAACCTGCACTGTGCTTTCGCCTGTTAGTAGTGCATCGGGCGTTTTCATAATGATTTCGTCCATGCCAGTCATACCATACACGGGCATGTGATTGCTGTCACCTTGTATGTTGCCCGGCTGACAGTAAACGCCAGCTGAAGGTAGTTTGATAAAAATTTTAGGTTGTCTAAAATACTTCTGTAATGGATTAGTAGCCATATTAATAACTCCGGATTAGATTGTATTTATATGCGCACTTTTTGGTGGATTTTTTATTAGAAAATGAATATAGGTAAATATATGACTATGAAAGTCTACGAAATCATCAACGAAGAATGGTATAATCCCTTATCGTGGTTCCCATCGCACTCAAATGCAACTGCTAACGTTGCGAAAACACAAATATCTGCGGCCATGTCCAATGATGATTTAAAACGTGCAATGTCCGGAGAAATCAAAGTTCCCGGCATGAGTCAAAAAGAAGTTGAAGCATTGTACAAGAGCATTGCCTATGATGGCAATAAAGCCGCAAGAGCTGCCGCTTGGGAAAAGAGAGCAGTTAATCTAGGCAATATTGCTTGGGTTTTAAAGCTACTTGGTGTAGTAACTGTGTGCGCAGAACTGTGCTATAACTTGGATCAAGCTGAAGAAGCTTACATAAAAGGTCAATTAAAAACTAAAGAACAATTTCAAACTGCTCGTCAAGCATTTATTGGGCAGTGGATGATTAGATTCTTTACCCCATGGCTGTCATCTATGCTGTTGCGCAGTAAATGGGTATTGGGTATCAGTAGATTTATTTTAGGATTATTAACATTGGGCACTGGAGTGCTTGATGGTCCTGCGGCACTTGTGGGTATTGTTGCCGAGCAAGCAGTTTTTATTGCTATATCAGAATTTTTACAAAGTAAAATGTTTGAACAATGGTGCGGAGAGAATGTAGCATTGTTGGCTGTCATGGGCTACTGGCCTGACACTGCTTGGGACAATTTAAGAAAGTATCTAAGCGAAATCCCTGTGCTAAACACCTTTATGAAAAATAAAGGACAAGGATATTACGACAGCGAAAAAGAAAATCGCAAAAAAGTTAATCCAGAAGCTGATGCAGAAGAAGCTAGCATTAAAGCTGCCAATGCTAAATCAGCAAAGAACGCAGTGGTAATTGCAGGCATTCGTATAACTGATGCAGATGGTTATATTGATGACGAAGCATACTTAAATCCTAATGTACAGTACGCAATAAAAAATAATCCTACAGATCCAAATGTACAAAAAGCGGCAACACTTCCAAGACGTCCTGGATCTATTGCTGACAAACCTCTAGCACACTTAGTATAATATGGCAACAGTAGAAGAACAAATCTTAGAACAGTTAAAAGAAAACAACCGCTTACTTAAAAGCGGTGGTGGTACTAGTTCTACAACATCTGGTACCAGTACAGCTGGTGCATCTGGAGCATTAGGTGCAGTATACAAAAAAGCTGCCGATGATTTTAATCCATTAAGCCTAGCAGTAACAGGTGTTAGTGCGGCAATGGGAGCGGCTAAAAGTGTTTATTCTGATTTAGAAAGTGTAATCAAACCTAACTTAGACACTTGGAGAAAACTTAGTGATACCGGATCGTCATTTGGCGGAAGTATTGTTGACATGGCTTCAAGTGCTAAAGAAGCACGACTAAGTCTTGACTCATTTGCTAACCTTATAGAAAATAATGCAGGTAGATTTAATGGACTGTCTGGGCAAATTGGCAAAGGTGCAGATGCATTTTCTCATTTTAGTGGAGAATTTTTTGCCAGTACCAATCACGGAGTTGAAACACTAAAAGCATTAGGCTACACTACTGAAGGCATCAATGATGTATTAGCATTACAACTTAACAATTATACAACTATTGATCTTCAAGATAAGAAAGCCAAAGCAGACGCGATTGCATCTGCAACTGCTCTAGCAGTAGAAATGGATTCAATGGCTAAACTAACAGGTGTTAGCCGTAAACAACAAGAAGAAATAATGAAAAAAGCCCAAGTTGATGGGCAAGCTGAAGCTAAGTTGCGATTAATCACTGCTGGCAAGGGTGAAGAAGAAACTAGAGCTATTCGTGATAACTATGAAAAACAAAGACTAGCCGCGGCACTTCGTGGAGAAGAACAATTATTTAAAGAAACATTTGCATTAGGCACTGTGGTCAGTAAAGAAGCACAAATTCAAGTAGCAGTTAATGGCAAGCAAGCTCAAGCTACTATGGATTCAGCTAATGCCGCAGTAAAAGGAAATATTGAAGAATCTCAACAATTTTCTCAGCAAGCAACTCAAGAGATGTTAAAAAATCAAAAAGATGCAAACTATCTAACAATGGCAACTCTTGGACCTTTAAATGCAGTAGGTAAAGCTACTAGTGATCAACTAACAACTAATTTACCTTTATATAAAGCTGAACAAGCTGTTAGAGCAGAGATGATGAAAGATGAAAAGTTTGCCGCACTTTCAAAAGACGAACAAGACAAACGCATTTATCAAGAAGCACTTAATAGAGCTAAAGCGCCACCTACTGGTCCATCAGCTGAAAGCACTAAGATGTTAGTTAATTTAGAATCACGTGCTGACGATGTAGCTAACGCATTGCAACAAGGCATTGTTAAACCAATGAATGAAGATGTTGCCCCTGCACTGAAAAAATTTAACGAAGGGCTAATTGGTGGCAATGTAACTTACAATGGAAAGCAAACAACATTTGCTAGAGCTTCAGCAGAAACCGTAGCAAGTGAATTTAAAAATCCTCCATCTACTCAAGGACCCAATTCTAGTCCAATAATTAATGCATCAGCTAATTCAAAAGCTCCTGAGTATACCGGTGAAGGGCTTTTAAAAGGTCTAGCCGATTTAGGTAGAACTGCTGATTTGTTACTAGTTAGAACTGTAAATGCCGCAAGTGATGATAAGAGTCGTGCTAATGGTCGTGCTAATGGTAGTCCAGGCATTAGCTCATTCTTAGGAGGCGGCAATTTTAACAGCATGTTTGAAAATTTTGGTGCAGGTACACCTATGACATTACATGGTGAGGAAGTAGTTGCTACTAAAGAACAAATGAATCAAATAATGCAAAAGGCTCAAGGTGCTATTGGGTCTGCTCAAAATATGTTTGGCAATGCAAAATCCACTCTAGATGACGTTGTACAAGGCTTAGAACGATTAAATAGTAGCATAATGCAGGCAGTGTCTCACATGTCTTCTGTTGCAGATAATGCACAGAAACAAGTTAAAGCTACTAAGAGTTTGTCAAACAATAGATACGCAGGATAACAGATGAGTTGGAAAAAATACTTTACCCCAGTACCAGTTAACGGCGAAATGCTCAGCCCAGTCAATGGGCAGTTTAATGGTACCCGCCCAGGCCCAGCTCGAACTAATTATTCTAGCTATCTTCCAGATGTTTACACCGGCAGTCCAAATCGTGTTGAGCGTTACGGTCAATACGAAGTTATGGATAGTGATCCAGAAGTTAACGCGGCACTGGATATTCTTGCAGAATTTTGCACACAAAAATTAAAAGATGGTAAAAGTCCATTTGCTGTACACTGGCGCAGTAAAGCCACTAATGCTGAAGTAAAAATCTTAGGCGAGTACTTGCAACAATGGAATAAACTACAAAAGTTTGACACTCGTATTTTTAAAATTGTACGTAATGTATTCAAATACGGCGATGCTTTCTTTATTCGTGATCCAGAAAATCAAAAGTGGTCTTGGGTAGATCCTGCCCAGTTGATTAAGATTATTGTCAACGAGTCAGAAGGCAAGAAACCAGAACAGTATATTATTAAAGACCTAGCACCTAACTTTGAAAGTCTAGTTGCTACTATGATTACTCCACAAGTTGGCCCACGTCAAGGCGGCCAAGGTTCGCAAACTCCAGGCGGAGCCTATGGTGGTGGTGGATCAGCAGGTGGAACTGGTAGCAAAGGTCCTACAGCCGGTAACGCAACACGTTTTGGACTTAATCAGAAAGAGTCAGCAGTTGACGCTAAACACGTAGTACACCTAAGTTTATCAGAAGGATTAGACAATAACTATCCATTTGGTAACAGTTTATTAGAAAACGTTTTTAAAGTATACAAGCAAAAAGAATTGCTTGAAGATGCTATTTTAATCTATCGTATAAGCCGCGCACCGGAGCGCAGAGTGTTTACCATTGACGTTGGTAACATGCCAAGTCACTTGGCAATGGCATTCGTAGAACGTGTTAAAAATGAAATTCATCAGCGCAGAATCCCAAGTCAAACAGGTGGCGGGCAAAATGTCATAGACTCTGCGTATAACCCTTTGAGTATTAACGAAGATTACTTCTTTCCTAAGACTGCTAACGGTCAAGGAAGTGACGTTAAGATGTTAGAAGGTGGTAAAAACATTGGTGAAATTGATGATTTAAAATACTTTACCAACAAGTTATTCCGTGGTTTGCGTATTCCAAGTAGCTACTTGCCAACTGGTGCAGAAGACAGTCAAAATCAATTTAATGACGGTCGTGTTGGTACAGCATACATTCAAGAACTGCGTTTTAACAAGTATTGCGAACGCTTACAAAGTCTAATTACTACAATATTTGACGAAGAATTTAAGTTATACATGCACAGCAAAGGTGTAAACATTGACCCTAGCTTGTTTGAATTAACATTTAATCCGCCAATGAACTTTGCTAGTAGCAAGCAAGCGGCTATTGATGCAGAGCGTATCAATACATTTAATACAGTACAAGCTATTCCTTATATCAGTAAACGCTTTGCAGTTAAACGATTCCTTGGTTTAACTGATGAAGAGATTGCAGAAAATGAACGTTTATGGGGCGAAGAAAACGGTAAAGGACAACCTACAAGCACTGATGCCGCCGGTGAAATGCGTTCAGCAGGATTATCTGCAAGCGGTATTGAAGGCGATTTAGGTGCGGCAGCTGATATGACTGCACCAGAAGATATGCAAAATCCAGAAGCACAAGCTGGCGCTCCAGGTAGTCCAGGCGGTACTCCAGGCGCACCTAGTGGCCCTCCAGGTGGCGCCGCGGGTCCAGTTGCATAAATATAGTATGATCCTAAGAGAATTATTTTATATTGATCCTGACACGAGACACGTGGCTAATGACTTGCGTTACGATGCAGGTCGTGATAACGCTATGTTGCATCGCGACGACACTCGTAAAACAAGATTAACTCTTAGACAAATAAACGAACTAAGAAAAAGCACAGAAGCACATATTTTAGAGCAAGAAAGAGAATTAGAATTCATAACCGCAATGTATGCGGCACCTGCTCCGGAAGCTGGCGCTCCTGCTTAATCATCAAAAATTGTCAAAACGACTCGTTTTTGACACATATCCGCCTACTTTTTTAATAAATTTGTAAATATATTACAGCCTTGTATCTATAATCACAGGAGAACACAACATGACTGACCGCGCTCAATTTGAAGCAATGCTTGAAGCTTTGATCAATGAAGATCAAGAAACAGCAAAAGAGATTTTTCACAATATCGTAGTAGGCAAAAGCCGAGAAATCTACGAAGAATTATTAGAATCTGATTTTAAACAAGATCAGGGTAATCCTTACAAAGAAGAGGAAGAAGAGGAAGAAGAAAGTTTTGAACCTAAATCTTCTGAAGAAGGTGAGGAAGAAGAGGAAGAAGAGGAAGATGATGGCGCTGAAGACGACGCAGAAGATGACGGCGCTGAAGACGACGCAGAAGATGACGGCGAAGAAGATCCATTCGGCGGCGAAGAAGACGGCGAAGGCGAAGAAGGCGGTGATATGGAAGACCGCGTTATGGACCTAGAAGACGCACTAGAAGACCTAAAAGCAGAGTTTGAACAACTATTGCAAGGCGAAGAACACGAAGAAGAAAACGAGCCAGGCATTCATGGCGACGGTGAACCAATGCACGATTTAGATGCAGAAATGCATGGCGGAGAGCATGACGGCGCTGGTCCAGATGAATTAGCAGGACTAATGGAATACGTTAACAAGATTGGTGTACCATACGGTCAAGGTGCTTACATTGCTAATACAACAGAATTACAAAACGTTGGTGCAAGTACTGGCGGCAGCTACAAAGCTTCTGGCAATACAAAATCATTAATTGACAACATGAAGAACGATATGGGTGGTACAACTGCTAACATCGCTCAGAACCATGTTGAAGTACACGGTGACGCAGGTGTTAAAGCTGGCGGAACAAAAGGTGGTTTGGAAGCTCCAACTACTAAGCCATTGATTGGTAAAGTACAAAATACACCAGGTGTTGATGCAGGTAAGACAGGTTTCAAGACTCGCGTAAAAGGCGGCGGTATTGATGCACAGTCTGGCTTTGATCAACCAGGTAAGCAAGTAGGCGCTAAAGATTCAAGCGGACGTGGCGAAAGCAACACGAAGTCTTTAATCAGTAAGCGTGTACGTTAATTAGGACACAACATTGAAAAATATGTTATATCTCCGAGAGAATCTCAGTTTCAACGAAGCAAAAATGATCGTTGAGTCTGATGACAAAGACGGGAAAAATTTATACATGTCTGGTATTTGCATCCAAGGAGGAATCCGTAATGCAAACCAGCGTGTGTACCCTGTGAGCGAGATTGGCAAGGCTGTCAAAACCCTTAACGATCAGATTCAAAACGGTTATTCAGTTCTCGGAGAAGTGGATCATCCAGATGATCTAAAAATTAACCTGGACCGTGTAAGCCATATGATAGTTAATATGTGGATGGACGGTCCTAATGGTTACGGTAAACTGAAAATTTTACCAACCCCTATGGGACAACTAATTCGTACAATGCTGGAAAGCGGAGTTAAGTTAGGTGTTTCAAGTCGCGGATCCGGAAACGTCAGAGATGACGGATCCGGTGAAGTATCAGATTTTGAGATTATCACAGTAGATATGGTAGCTCAACCTAGTGCTCCTGGAGCATATCCTACACCGATTTATGAACACCTTATGAATAATAAGGGTGGATTAAGTGCCTTGCGTATAGCGCAAGAGGTGAAAGGTGATCCTAAGGCACAGAAATATCTCAAAGAGAGCTTATTAAATATAATAAGCCGACTCCAATAATAAGGAGAATCACATGTTGGATGCGCTAAAAAGTTTATTTGAAAACAATGTGATTTCTGAGGATATCAAAGAGTCAATTCAAGCCGCTTGGGATTCAAAAATTAATGAAGCCCGTGAACAAGTAGCTGTCGAATTACGTGAAGAGTTTGCACAAAAATATGAACACGACAAAGCAACGATGGTTGAAGCAGTAGATCGTATGATCTCTGAACAACTAGCCGCTGAAATTGTTGAATTTGCAGATGATCGCAAGCAATTAGACGAGATGAAAGTCAAGTACGCCAAAGCTATGAAGCAAAATGCATACGTAATGGAGCAATTCGTTATGCGTCGTTTAGCATCAGAAGTTAAGGAATTGCATGAAGATCAAGTTGCAATGGCAAATAAGTTTGGTAAACTAGAACAATTCGTAGTTGAGGCTTTAGCCCAAGAAATTACAGAGTTCTTCAAGGACAAACAGGACCTAGCTGAAACGAAAGTTCGCTTAGTCCGTGAAGGTCGTAACGAAATCAAGAAGGTAAAAGAAGCATTTGTTAAACGTGCCGCTAAGATGGTTGAATCAGTTGTTAGTCAAGGTCTGCGTACCGAGATTCACACACTGAAAGAAGACATCGAAGCCGCTCGTAGAGCAGACTTTGGTCGCAAGTTATTCGAAGCGTTTGCTTCAGAATACCAAGCGTCTTATCTAAATGAAAAATCGGAAACAGCAAAATTACTCAAGGTCATAGATCTGAAAGATAAAGCTATGCAAGAGGCAGCTCAGGCTGTTGTAAAAGCAGAGAAAATCTTAGAAAGTAAACAATCTGAAATCCGTGCTCTTAAAGAGAGCCAAACAAGAAAACAAATCATGAGTGAATTACTAGCTCCACTTAATAGTGAGCAACGTGCAATCATGAGCGAGTTGATGGAGACTGTGAAAACAGAACGTCTAAACGAAAGTTTTGAAAAGTATTTGCCATCGGTAATCAATGGCAAAGCTCCGCAGAAGAAACAGGCACTAGTAGAGGCTAAAGAAATAACCGGAAATAAGATTTCCAACAACCAAAATAGCAGTGGGTCAGCTGATATCTATGATATCCGTAAACTCGCTGGACTAAAAATCTAAGGAGAATTTTAAATGTCAGAACTATTAAACGGACGTTGGGCAGAAACTAAGGAAGCCCTATTAGAAGGCTTACAAGGCACTAAAAAATCAGTAATGGGTGTAACCCTTGAAAATACTCGCAAGTATTTGATGGAATCTCCAACTGCTGGTGCTACTTCTGCTGGTAACGTTGCAACTTTAAATCGCGTGATTCTTCC